CTTGGATATTCTGTTCCAATTCTATCACGACCCCAGCAATTACCCCATTTTTCTAAAATTCGCTCAACGCTATAAGTCATTCTTGGCTCCCGTCTAACTCTTTGATTTTCGCTCTATAAACCTTGATTAATTCTTTAAGCTCAGATATTTCCCATTTCTTAATTCGATGTTGATTTTCTTCTAACCACTGAACTTCTTGCTCGCCAATCTTTTCAACCAGTCTTGGTCTATATCCGTGTATGTTTCCGCCGCCGACAAAGAGATTGCATCTAATACAGCCAGAATGAATGTTTCTCTCGTCAAATCTTAGGAATGAACTTCTACCTTGTGGAATAAAGTGAGAGGCTTGAAAGCTAGGTTTCCATACTGCACCGCAAGCAATGCAAGGCTGACCCTTGTCTCTTAATCGGATAAACTTATTCACTTCTTTTTGAAGTGCTTTCAGCCAATGACCTCTATCGTTTTCTAGTAGTTTTTTCTTACGCTCTTTTAATTGAGCCTTTTCTTGTTTCTCTCGTTTCTTTCTTGCTTGCTCTTTTGAAAGGATAATCGCACATCTGGGTGAGCATACCTTTTGCGTTGAGCTTATTGTTTTGACAAAGTAACAACCGCATACTTTGCATTTGGTTTCCTTAGGTTTACTCATATCTACCACCATTTACCAGTGATTAAAATTGTCCCTATAACAACACAGGCATAAGCAATAATTAAAATCTTCAATTCTTTATCATTCATCGTCCGCACACTCAATAAAACAAATAATCACAAATACAACTACGAAAAGAACTACTGCTAAGGCTATTTCTTCTCTCATTTAGTGCCTCCAACCATCACTAAGAATTACATCGTTCTCTACCGCCCACGATTGAACATATTCGATAAGACTTGCTAATCGTTTTACACTCATTTGAGCAGTGCTTTCTCGCAGATTGATTACTTCGCCCTCAAGCCCGATTACCATTTCAGCCTGTCCGCCTGTTGCGATTTTATGAGCCGATACCATAATCATTTTCCAGGTGTCTATATCTCGCTTTTTACCGTTAAATTCGCACTGTTTGGATATATCGCTTAGTAGTGCGTGCAGTTTTGAATTCTGCTCAAGTGAGCGTGTCATCGGTTGGATTTTTACCACCAACGGGTTTTTGTCGTCCGTTGGTAGTTCTTTGATGAATTCGATGCAATTCAACCGCACTTGGTTTGAGCGTAGAAAGAATTGTTTCTTGTCCATTACTGAATCGCCCCTTTACCATAACTTTTCGCATAGCTTTTCGGTGCTTGTTGCGGTTTTTCGTTTAAATCTTGATAGGCTTTTGCTTGGTCGCAATCGACAAAATGCCCCTTATCAAATCTCATATAGGCAGTGCCTAATTCGCCAAAACGGTTTTTAGTGATGATGGCTTCTGAATACGGATTATCTGTATTGGCTTTATAAGCACCCTCACGGTAAAGCATAATAATTTGACTTGCATCTTGTTCGATTGAGCCTGAATCTCTTAAATCGGAGTTGGCTGGACGTTTAACTGCTCGACTATCCACTTCACGATTAAGCTGACAAAGTAAAATAATCGGGATGTTGAAATTCTTGCTAAACGTTTTGAGCTTGCTCATTGAGTTTGCGATGGCTTGGGTTAAGTTGATGTTATTTGCTTGTTTGTGGTCCATTAAGCCTAAATAATCAATCACGATTGCGGATAGACTGCCTACTTCGCCCAAGTGTCTTTCTGTAATCGCACAGATTTCATCAGCTGATAAACCGCCACGGTCAACAAGATAGACTTTCTGCTCACGAATATCTGTGATTGCGTTGGTTAATCGGTTGTAATCTAAATCATCTAATTCTTGCGGATTGCGGAGTTTTTTAACACCTACACCACCAATCGCACTTAACAAGCGGTCAATTAATTGGAAATTTCCCATTTCAAGGCTAAAAAATAATACTGAACCGTTATTCTTGGCGATGTTTCGTGTGAGTGTTAGGCTGAATTCTGTTTTACCTGTACCCGGACGACCTGCGACCACTACGATGTCAGTAGAATTGATACCGCCAAGAATGTTATCCACTGCCTCAATGCCTGTGTAAAGTAAACGCTCTTTAAAATCGCTTTGTGAGCGTTTTTCTAGCATGCCAATGTAAGAATCCATTAATTCACCCATTGCCACAGGTTTGATTTCTGTTTTGCTGACAAGGAGCTTTTGAATTTGATTTAACGCTTTTTGAGTCAATTCATTCACTTGGCTTTCGTTACGAGCTTGTGACATTTCGCCGGCAAGTTTAAGCATTGTTTGTTGAGCTGAACGGTTTACCCAAGAAGAATGGATTTTTTTCGCATAACCTAAAAGGTTTCCGCCATAAGCCGCACCGTTTGCCATCTCTGCCAACGCTGCTAGGTTCTCGCCATAGTCTTGAGAAAGTAACAGGAAGTCGATTAAATCGTGTTTACGTGCTTGTTTACGAATGTTTGCGTATAAAGCACCTAGATTGTAGGTTGCGAACATTTCAGGTTCTAACCAGCTAATTACTTCACGAGCTTGAGAAGTTAATCCAGTTGCTAGCATTGAGCTGATTAGTCCATATTCTAGGTTGTAGTTATTATCTTGCGTTACCATTACCAATTCCCCTCTAAAACTTTATCCAGTGTTGTCTCTCTCAAGATATATTCAAAATCTGCTTTCCAGCCTCGATTGTTTTCGCCAAAGTAGAAATTCGGGGCGGACTTTAAGAAGTCTTTGAAATACTCACCAAGCGCGGACTCTACATCGGTATCAATTTCAAATCGTTTAATAAACACTTGAGCTAGTTTCTTAATCGCTTTCTTGCGTTTATCACTTAACTGTGATGGATTTGCGATTAGTGGTAGATTTGAATTTAATTCTTTCACCAAGTCGTTGTATGTTTCTGCTACTACTGAATAATTAACCTTGATTGAATTTTGTTTTTTGTCAGTGTGCGGCTTGTCCGCACCCCCGACTTCCGTATGTTCTGCGTTAGCAGATTCCCCGTTAGGGGATATAGGGGTTATATTTATATTCTTATTTCTTTGGTTATTGCTTTGGTCATTTTGTCCAAATGTCATTTGGTCATTTTGTCCAAATGCATTTTCCTTTTTAGGTGTTTCCATTTGGTCATTTTGTCCAAATGGTGTTTTTTCGTTTTCAGGTAAAATTTCACTTAGCTTTTGATAGTCGATTGTGTACCATTTTGTTTTATCCATTTTCATTTTATTGAACTTGTCTGTTGATACTACCAAGCCACTTTTTTCTAGGTTTTCAATCGTTCTTTGTACAGTTTTAACTGACCAAAAAGAAAACTCCGACTGCCAGTCATTAATCGTGTTGTAAACCCAAGAGCGACCACCAATTTTATTTCTGCTAATTCTTAGGAAAAAATGCAACTGCTGAAGAACTATTGCCTCGTTAAGACCAATGATATTAGCTAGAGATGGAAGAACCTGTAATGGTTGTTCATTGATTAATAATTTACTCATATTTCCAATTCCGCAATCGCTTGATTTGTTACTCTGTCGTATTCTTCTTGGCTTGCGTTTCGCTCTCTTAGCTCTCTTTTTACTGCTTCGTATGCTAGAATTCGTTCTCTATCGTCTAAGCTAGCTACAAATTCGGGTGAGAATAATCTTTCCATATCAAGCCACCAATCTGTATTCAGCAACGCATTTGCCGCTAGGTACTACAATCATTCGTCTTTCGATTTTGTGACCATGTTGTTTAAGGTCATAAATTCTTGCTCCAAGACGTAAGCAATTAAAACGTTTTTCCGCATCTAAGTGAGTTAAGCGGTCGCCTTGTTGTAAGGCTTTAAGGATTAACGCTTTTTGAGTTTTACTAGAACTTTCGTTTGCGTTTTCATTAAATTTAGGTGATAATTTAGTCATCTTTTGAAGTCCTCCGACTGATAAAGGTTATTACATACGACATAATCAAAGCCTCTGTTCCAGCAGGGGCTTTTTTTGTCGCCTAGTTTCTAGCTAATAAACTAGAAAACTCTTTTGAAAACATTTCCGCTTTTACCTTTCCATTGGTTGCTTTTTCGATTTTTAAAGCATTTTCCAAAGAGATTGAGCCACCATTAAGCCATTTACTAACAGCGTTCTGACTAACTCCACAGGCTGCGGCTAATGCTTGTTGAGATTTGAAAATTTTGATAGCTTTCAAAATTGCCTTGTTCATCAATAGCCCTCTGTTTTGTTTAATTTAACTTATGGCTATATTTTATAGCTTTAGTTTTTATTTGTAAATAGCCAAAACACAAAAAGTTGTTTGATTTTCTAAAACTTTAGTTTTAAACTCCACGCAATCCTCAACAAATAACAGGAGTACAAAAATGAAAACTCTAGGCGAACGTGTAAAAGCTAGACGAATGGAGCTTGGTATTACTCAAAAGGAACTTGGGGATCTAGTTGGAATTAGTCAGAACTCAATCACCAAGATTGAGAATGGCGGAAATACAATACATATAGCGAAACTTGCCTCTGCTCTTGGCGTTAGTGTTGCTTGGTTAAGCACTGGCGTTGGCGACCGTGACGATGATATTGTTGAGAATAGCGGTCTTGATAAACAGCTTGTAAGCAGCGAGCCTGATTTGTTACACAAGCACCGCATTGATTACTATGATGTAAGAGCGGCAGCAGGATTGAACGGATTTGAAAACTCTGATTACCCTGAAATAATCTCTAGTCTATTTTTGACAGATGAGGGGATTTCTCAATTAGTGGGTAAGAAGTCGGCAGATGGAATTTGCCTTGTAAACGTACCAACCGACAGTATGGAGCCTACCATTAGAAAAGGCGATATTGTGTTTTTAGACACAAAAGTCAATGCTTATAGTGGTGATGGAATTTATGCTTTTTCCATTGACGGATCATTATTCATTAAACGTATTCAAAAGCTGGTTGGTGGTGGATATAGATTACACTCCGACAATAAAGAAAATTACGATCCGCAAGATATATCAGAAAATATTTGCCAAAGTGCTAATTTTATCGGTAGATTTATCCGCACTATTCACATTGAGGCGGTCAATTTATAACTATTGCAATTCAATAAGTATCAAAAAAGCCACGCAATGCGTGGCTTATGTTTTGTTAAAAATGTTTCCATTCTAACCCTTGTGTATCGAAAGTAAATTGCCCCTTTCCGTGATCATAAAAACTCGCCTCTACAATCAATTTTTTCGATTTTTTTAGCTTGCTCACAAAGGTTTTCATAGATTTTGGGTTTTCAATAAATATCGTGTTACTACTTCCATCGTCAGAGCCAATCATCCGATAAGTTTCGAGTTTATTATCATCAAATTTAACCGCGATCTTGCAACCGTCATAACAACTATTAAATTGCCCATTTACGGTAAAAATAACATCATTGCCATATTTCGGATCTTTTCGCAAGGTTAGATACATAGATGAGCTTTCATAAGGAAAGCCAAAATAAACCGCATTATTAGAAGAAAGCATTGCTTCATAAGTGGCGGAATTTCGTAATTCATCTTTATTTTGCTTATATTCCCACTTGGATTGAACAGCATTATTTTCATCTACCACATCTGTTTTTTTCAAAAACACTGAATCATAACATTCCAGACGCTTGCCGCTATCTTCCAACTTAGAGCAAGATTCCCCAGTTTCATTCGCAACAGCAAAAATAGGCAAAAGACATAAGCCAACAAGTAATTTTTTCATATAACCTCCATTAAAAAGTGCGGTCATTCTACTAAGAAAGTAGAACGCATTCCGTGATCAGAATCTCAAATCAAAATATTCATTGATTAAAAAATAAGCAATTAAACAATTTTTTGCGAAATTTATCACCAATAAAAACAACCACTTAAACAAAAAGCTATATATTTTTAATAAAAAATACAACTTAGGCTATTTACATAATAAAACTTTAGCTATATTATACACCCATCAAAACGAGATACACATAAACAAACATCTCGATGCTCTTTAAAAATTTGAAACAGGTTAATGATGGGCTTTTATGTGATTGTAGAGTTTATCTACAACAATGTGATGAATTAATGGGTTTACTTCATATTCTCCATTATCCCCATGCAGAATAATGCCTTTTAACCGCAGCTTTTCGATAGTAAGTCTAGTTTTATCGTCTGCTAACGCTAAACATCTGTTAAGGCAAATCATAGATAGAACTGCTTGCTCATCACTTGAGAGTGCGTAAAGCAGCTCGGTTAATCTACTCTTTTCATTATTGATTGCAGAAGATTCTCTACGCTTTGAAACAATTGATTTGGTAGTGTTATAACAAAGAATCCAAATTATAGTTGCAACTAACGCAAAAACCAAAGCGCCAAAATCGGCAAGAGTAAACCAATCAGGGAAGAATGCTGGTGTTTTAGGGTTGAGATATAGCGTTAATTCATTAGGAATGAACGTAATGCCAATAAATAAGAAGATGCAGAATATAGTCATGTGACTGAAAGCTACCTTTGTAATTATGGTGTTAAGAAGTTTGGCTTCATCTCCCATAGTATTTCCTCATTATTTAGTAGTGGCGGAAATATTATATTCCTCATAGTAGTGGCATACAAGAGGAAACTTGAGCCTTACAAGTATAAAGAAAGGCACTCATCATTAACCTGTTTTGAGTTTTAGACAATTTGGATAAAAACACACTCGTGAAATGCCATTTGTGAAAATCGCCAGTTGCAGATTAAAAGCCCTGCACCAATGAGTGTGAGATATTGCGGTAATGACAAACGAAGCCAGTTGGTGGGATAAGCTAAACGCAATATCGTATTTTAAAGCACATTTGAAGTACAGAGACACAACGGCACGTGAAACCGTTGCGAATGATAGAGGGAAGTGTGCTTTGAAATGGCTCTTTGTTGAGTTGGTTGTGGAAACCGACACCTTAAAAACACAAAATAAAATTTGTAAGTTGTGAAAAATAACACGGGTTCAAATCCCAAAAGATCCTCCATCTAAAGCCGCTTTCAAACGTGCGAAAGCATCGTCCAATCTCCTTGAATGAATAATTGACAACGAAAGCGGCTATAGCTGGAAACAGCGTTTTTCATAACAAGAAAATCTCCTTTAAATTGGTTAGCCCCTAGATGCTTTACACTTTGGCACTAGGGGATTTTTTTAGCCAATATTCCTAACCATACGAGGTAAACACTATGAACAAATTAATCAATTTTCTTAAAACAACTGCTTACACAATCGCAACTACCATTTTAATCTGTCTTGTGTTTATGGTTGCAGTTATATCAACAGCACAAGCAAGCGAGCCGACCGCATTAGAGCGTGAACAAGCAAGAATTCAATGGATTGCCGAATACGGGCAATATCAACCAAACCTTACAGAGCCAGCTAAACAAGAGGCTATGGCTTATACAGAACAAAAACAAAAGGAATTAGACGATGAAAGAAAAAAAAGCTTGTAGAGTTGATATAGAAGAAACGAATGGAGCATTTAAAGCCTCTTTCTTCGTTAATGGTCGTCTAATTCATAAAACTTACCCACAGCACTCAAAGCAAAACGCTGTAATGTTTATTAATAGACATATTGAGCGTTACAACGCTATGTATGGAACACACTTTCGATTAATTGGCGATAACAAGCCAAAAGCTAAAGATAAAGAGAAGAAAATCAAAATTCCTAAATCTGTTAGCAAACGGAAATTCCTATCTCCATAAATGACCAATTCTCTAGGTAGATTTAACAATTACATCAATCAAAGACAATCAAAACAAGATGATAAAGACTTCTTCAACTTCTTGGATTTAAAACAAATGTTTGGCGTTCATCACGCAACCGCTATGACTGCGGTATATCGTGGCGAACTTCCTCAACCTAAAACGTTAATCATCAACGGTAGCCGAGTTAAAGGTTTTCAGTTTGATGATGTGAATAACTTTTTCGAAATTATAAGAGATGTATCAAATGGAAAGCCTACAAGCACAATGGGAACGACAAGAATTCAATAAATGGGATAAACAATGCAGCAAAGAAGATGACTACAATCGAGCGATAGAAATGGAAATAGAGGCAATCAAAGAAGATATTGCTAACAACGATAGCGATGCATTATGTGCGTTTAGCGAAAAGATGTTTGATGATGACGATTTTGTGAAAGCTATCGCACTCGGTAATGATTTTGAAGAAATGCGAATTAAAATCTTGACCGCTATGGCAGAGGATAGATTGGAACAGTTAGAAAAGGATTACAGAAATGGATACATCCTTAATGATTAACCAATAAAGGTGAAACAAAATGACAAATCAAAATCAACAAGTACAAGCTCCCGTTAAGCCTAAAACACTTCGGGAGCTTTTTAATGACCCGATTATTAAGACTAAAGTCGAACAGTTAATCGGAAAAAATTCAGCAACATTTGCGACAAGTGTAATGCAGATTGCTAACAGTAACGCAATGCTAAGAACAGCCGATCCGACAAGTATTTTTAATGCTGCTTGCATGGCTGCAACGCTTAACCTACCACTTCAAAATGGATTGGGCTTTGCCTATATCGTGCCTTTCAAAAATAACAAAGAGCGTAAAGTAGAGGCTCAATTCCAAATCGGTTACAAGGGTTTTATCCAACTTGCTCAACGTTCTGGGCAGTTTAAACGATTGGTCGCTTTACCAGTATATAAAAATCAACTTCTCAAAAAAGACTTTATCAACGGTTTTGAGTTTGATTGGGAGCAAGAGCCGGAGAAAGACGAAAATCCAATCGGATATTACGCTTATTTCCTTTTGGCGAATAACTTCTCTGCCGAGCTTTATATGAGCCATGACGACATCGTTAAACATGCTCAACGATACAGTCAAACATTTAAGAAAGGCTTTGGTGTATGGCACGATAACTTTGAGGCGATGGCATTAAAAACCGTGATGAAGTTATTGCTATCAAAACAAGCTCCGTTATCGGTTGAGATGCAGCAAGCGGTATTAGCCGACCAAGCTGTTGTGAAAGATGTAGAAAATCAAGAATTTAATTATGCCGACAATATTCAAAACGCTGAATTTGTAGCAGTTGTAGATGATGAAACGTTTAATAACTGCAAACAAAGCATTTTAAACGGTGAAACTACTCTACAAGACTTGTGCGACAGTGGAGCTTATGAGTTTAGTCAAGAACAAATTGCGGAATTAGAGGCGGTTGAGAATGGAAATGTACAAGCTGAAAGCTAGATGCTCTGGGCTTGCTGATTTAATGGTTAAACCTAAAAGCGGTGGCGGTATATCTGCCACTGCTAAAGGTGCGGTTAGAAAGATAGTTAAATATGACCTGTTTGGCTATCAAGATTTTGAGGGTAACAAATACACCGAGAAAGGCATCGCACTTGAAGAGCAAGCTATTAAATTAAGTGGTCGCAAGCGTGGATTAGCGTTAAAGAAAAACGAAGAAAGACGGGAAAACGATTGGATTACTGGCGAATGTGATATTTACGTTCCAACCAGAAAGCTAATCATTGACACTAAATGCTCTTGGGATATCGGCTCTCACCCTTTCTTTAGTGACGAGGCGGAAGAAAAAGCCAAAAAAGCTGGTTACACAATCCAGATGCAAGGCTATATGTGGCTGTGGGATTGTGAAGAGGCTCAAATTGACTTTGTTCTCTTGCCTACTCCATACGAGCAATTATCAAGCTATGACAATCCAGAGCGATATATTGACTTAGTGGAACAAATACCACAATCAAAACGTATTACAACCGTTACAGTTAAACGTGATGACAAAATCATCGAAGAAATCAAAGAGCGAGTTAATGCTGCTCAAGCATACTATCAACAATTAATTAAGGAAATGAGCTAATGGCTGGAATTAATAAAGTAATCATCGTGGGTAATTTAGGAAACGCCCCAGAAATCCGCACAATGCCAAACGGCGAACAGGTTGCAAATATCACAGTGGCAACTTCTGAAAGCTGGACTGATAAAAACACGGGCGAACGTCGTGAAGTGACAGAATGGCACCGCATCGTGTTATATCGTCGTTTAGCGGAAATTGCGGGTCAATACTTACGCAAAGGTTCACAAGTTTATG